AAAATAACAAAACTGAAAACACAATAGTAGAAATAGAAATATTAAGAAAATAATTTAACTTGGAGATAAAAAATGACTAAGATAATAAATACTAGGGATTTAGATGTTTCTTTGTCAGCTTTGGAAGAAATGACAGAAATACAAAGAGTTACCGATCAATGTTGGAATGTCTTTGGGAGTGTTGACTGGTCATATTTGAATTGTGGTCAATCAGGATATACGGAGAGTGAAATTCGAGAACTGACAGGTCGTGGAGCAATTTTATGTACAGTTCATGATATAGATAATAATGAATTTGATATATTGGTTTTTACAGGATATACGGAATGAAAGTATTAAGAATAGATAATCAAAGAGTTTTAGAGGGTAGAGTTTATAAAACACTCGAAGATTTAAGACTTCAATTATGTGATTATCACTCAATAGATTGGCAGATAGGAATTGATAAAGATGATAAAGATTACACAGATATTTATTCATTAACACTAGAAGATATCATGGATCATGGAGATTGGAGTTATGAAATGATAACAGATCAACAAGCTAATGAGTCTTACTATATAAAAATGTATGATGATTGATAGAGGAATATAAATGAGTAAACTAAGAGATAAGTGTTGGATAAGAGAGAGTTATTGGGTTTCATGGGATTATGATTTACCAAATACAGATTTAGCAGATTT